GGAAGAAGTTGACTTAGCTCCCGGAGAATTTACCAGAGGATACGGAAGACGTTTAGGATCTCAGATACATCCAGGCCCTATTACTTCTTACGGTCTTAACCAAGGAGGACCCGTTATGCCTGGACTAGGATTTAGACCTTTGGGATATCAGTCCGGTGGGATTCTGGATCAGAGTGATCTGGGAGCAGTTTCCACGGCGGAAGAGGATCCATACGGACAGTTATATAGCGATCTTGATTCTCTTCTTAAAAGCGGCATCAGCAAGGAAGATCTGAGAGAATACATAAGGATAAACAAACAATCCCTGGATTCGATGGCGCAAGAGAATCCAGCTCGCGCCAGATATTACGAAGGAGCCAAGATTTGGAGCGAATTTGAGGACGAGATCCCTCCAGCATTTGGGGAACCTTTTACCGATTCTTTAGACCCTGAAGCTTGGCATCAGGCTCGTGAGGAAGCTGCTGGTGGTAGGCGTCTTACAGACCGAGACATGGGTAGTACTGCATACCGAAGTGGTGAGTCCGATGAACCCACTAACTGCTGCACCAACCGGTGAAAGAGTATTCCCTGGCCCTGCACATCTTATTGATCAAGATCTTAGGCAAGAATATTTTCAGAATGAGCTAACTGCTGCACCAACAGGTGAAAGAGTATTCCGTGAAGTAGACGAAACAGTTACACCATACCTACAAGCCGGTGGCTACGTGGACCATGGCACGGTAGCCGGGGAGCTTGGACGCCGTGGAAGATTACCTGTACGAGAAGCCGGGGAGACCATGTTTGAAAGAAGGAAGCGGTTGGAAGGCTACGCTCATGGTGGGTATGCAGAGAATAAAACAAGATCCGAAGAAGAACAGCGATTGGAAGAGGAAAAAGAGACCAGGCACACGGATTACAAGAAGCCAGACTGGTATGCTCGTATGAGGCAATCACCAACTCTTGGTAAGGTAAGGATAGCATAAGTATGGCACCTCCCAGTTTACCACGCAGTAATTTCGGCACCGCTTCTCTTCTGGAACGGAAGAATGCGCTTCCTCCTGTTGATGTAGGGGAAGGTGCGGCTGCGGAAGTTACTGTTGAGGAAGACAGCATCCTAGAAGGACCCGATGTTAACATTGAGCTGGAAGAAGACGGCGGTGTGGTCGTTGACTTTGAGCCACATGTAAAACGGGAAGGCACCGGAGACTTCTCCGAAAATCTTGCGGAAATATTATCTGACCAGGAAATGTCGAAGATTGCTTCGGATCTTATTGATGAATACGAAACCAACAAGAATGGCCGAAAAGATTGGGAGGAAGCCTACAGCATTGGACTGGAATTGCTTGGCTTTAAATATGAAGACCGGAGCGAGCCGTTTCGTGGAGCTACTGGTGTAACCCATCCACTGCTCGCGGAAGCGGTCACCCAGTTTCAGGCACAGGCTTTCAATGAACTGCTTCCTGCCGGTGGCCCGGTACGGACAGAGATCATTGGAAAAATTACGCCAGAGGTGGAGGACCAAGCAGAGCGCGTCCGTCACTTTATGAATTATCAGATCAGTTGCGTGATGAAAGAGTACACGCCTGAATTTGACCAGATGCTTTTCTATTTACCGCTTGCCGGTTCCACTTTCAAAAAGGTGTACTACGACGATTCTCTCTGCCGTGCGGTTAGCAAGTTCGTTCCAGCGGAACAGCTAGTCGTGCCGTACACGGCCACCGACCTGGAAACTGCCGAAAATGTAACCCACGCCATACAAATTACCGAGAACGAGCTACGGAAGAAACAGGTAGCGGGTTTCTATCTGGATATTCCAGTAAGCGCGACTCAGGCGGATCCATCCGACGTACAGGAAGAGATGGACAAGATAAGCGGTATTTCCGCTACTTATCTGGATACCGACATTACCTTGCTGGAATGCCACGTTCACTTAGATATCCCAGGATTTGAAGATCAGGGTGGCGATGGGGAATCTACGGGAATTAAGCTCCCTTATATTGTTACGATCTCCGAGAACAATGGCAAAGTTCTGAGTATCAAACGCAACTGGCTTCAGGACGATCCTGACAGAAGGAAGCGTCAGTATTTCGTTCACTTCAAGTTTTTACCTGGTTTTGGTTTTTACGGTCTTGGTCTCATCCATATGATTGGTGGACTGAGTCGAACGGCGACAGCGGCTCTCCGTCAGCTCATAGACGCCGGAACCTTGTCCAACCTCCCTGCGGGGTTCAAGGCGCGGGGCCTCCGTATAAGGAACGACGACGAGCCGCTGTCTCCGGGAGAATTTCGCGACGTGGATGCACCGGGTGGTGCAATCCGGGATGCGTTGATGCTTCTTCCTTACAAGGGAGCCGATCAAACATTATTCCAGTTGATGGGTTTTTGTGTGGAAGCGGGTCAAAGGTTTGCTGCCGTATCCAATCTTCAAGTAGGAGACGGCAACCAACAGGCAGCAGTCGGTACGACAATTGCACTTCTTGAACAGGGTGCAAAAGTCATGTCGGCTATTCACAAAAGAATGCACTACGCACAGAAGGAAGAGTTCTATCTTCTCTCCTATGTCTTCGCGGATTATCTGCCACCGGAATATCCCTACAACGTAGTAGGTGCAGAACGAACTATCAAAGCGGAGGATTTTGATGACCGCGTCGATGTTATACCTGTATCTGATCCAAACATCTTCTCGATGGCGCAACGAGTACTCATCGCGCAAACCGAACTTGAACTCGCTCAGTCCGCCCCCGAGGGGTCAAGGATGTGGACGCGATTCTCAAGCCTAGTGAGGAAGGTGATCCGGTAGCAAAAGACCCGGCACTAGAAAACTCTGATTCGCTGGAAAACCTACCTTTGGTTGTTTTTGAAGGTCAAAATCACGAAGCACATATTATGGCGCATTTGGTTTTTGGGTCTTCTACTATGGTGGGTACAATGCCCCAGGTAACGATGGCACTTCAAAAACATGTTATGGAGCACATATCTGTACGTGCCAAAGAACAAGTAGCGGCACAGATGCAGCAACAACTTCAAGGTCAGCAACCTACGGAAGAACAGGTTCTTCAAATTGAAGGTATGGTTGCGGAACTGATTTCTCAAGGAATGCAGGAAGTAAAAGCCCTTAGTACTCAAATAAGTGGCGGAGGAGAGCAGGATCCATTGATTGCATTAAAAGAACAGGACCTTCAGATTCGCGCACAACGCGATGCAAATGAACTGACCGTTGATCAGGCTCGTTTGGCTTTGGATGAACAAAAGGCAACCAACACAATGTCTCTTGGTAAAGAACGCATTGCTTCTACTGAAGAAATTGCCGCAGCACGTATAAAAGCAGCACGAGAACGTGAGCAAATGAAACAGGATTCCAAAGAAACTATTGTCGTAGACCGAGAAAATAGGAGATAATCATGGCTGCTGCAAAAAGAAAACAGCCTTCTGTTGGCACCATTGCCAAAGGTGAAGTTATTAAGGATCAGGGAACTGTTCCTTACAACGGACCCAAGAACATGGCTACGCCTAATACTGAAAAAGGCATAGTAAGCAAAGGTGTCAAGAAAGGTATGGGGGCTGCGCTTCGTCTATGGATGAAGTAGCACATTGGATTAAAGGACGGTTATCAGAACCGTCTACCTACGCAGCGGCAAGTGTCGCGGCACTAGGTGGTTGGGTGTGGACCACACAGGTTTCATGGGTTTGGGTCTCACTCGTTTTGGCAGCACTTGCTGTAGTAATGCACGAAAAATCATAAGCGATGGTTTTTAATGGAAGCAGAAGTTTCGTTGCTCAGAGACTACTGGCAACAGGTCATGGGTCTTCTGGCTTTTGTTGTGGTCGCCGTGAAGCTTTCTTCCAGCGTCAAAGAACTTCGTAAAGATGTCGATGACATAACAGCGCGAGATGTGTTTGTGGAAACAACAAAATTAAGGGCACAAATTGACGTGCATGAAAAGCAGATTTCTGCTTTATGGTTGTATACCAACAAACTCAGAGACATGTTTAATGGGGGTTCTAAGTGATGCCAATTGCTGCTCTTTTACCTAGCCTTCTTCCCATAGTAGGGGATGTTTTGGATCGTTTCTTTCCGAACAAAGAGGAAAAGGAAAAAGCACAAAGAGAGATCGCGGCAAAATTAACAGAGCATCTAGCCCGAATTGATCTAGCCCAGCTTGAAGTAAACAAACAGGAAGCAGCCCACAGGAGCCTATTCGTCGCTGGATGGCGACCATTTATAGGATGGACCTGTGGGCTTGCTTTATTTTACGCTTATCTAGCACAACCTGTGGCTACGTTTATTATGGCGCAGACGGGAAATCTTGTGCAGTTACCCCATGTTGATCTCAGTATGATGATGCCAGTTCTTTTGGGTATGCTTGGATTAGGGGGACTTAGGAGTTTTGAGAAATACAAGGGAGTCTCAAAATAATGGATGGAATCCTGCTTGCAGAGCATTTACTTAAATCCATTGAAGAAAGAAGACAAAGAATTACAGGCATGGTGTTGGGAGGAAATTTAAAAAATATGGAAGAATACAAGCAATTAGTTGGTGCTATAGAGTCTTTAGATTATATAGGACAGGAATTGAGAGATATCTTGGAAAAGGCAGACTAATGGCAGACACATCCGTTTCTGTAGAAGAAGCGCAAAATGATGAAGCTAAAGTTGTTTCATTGGAAAAAGCTTATGTAAATCGTGAAGAAAAGATTCTTGATCCGGATCAGTTGGAAGAAAGCTCTCTAGAACGGCTTCCCAAACCTACTGGATGGAGACTTCTTATACTTCCCTATCGGGGAAAAGGAAAAACAGAAGGGGGAGTATTTCTCCCAGATCAGACTATTGAAAGAGAATCCGTAGCCACAGTCTGCGGATATGTCCTTGCTGTGGGACCTTTAGCTTATAAAGATGAAGAAAAATTTCCCACGGGCGCGTGGTGCGCGAAAAAGGATTGGGTGATTTTTGGGAGATATGCGGGTGCTCGTTTCAAGATAGACGGCGGCGAGGTTCGCATCCTAAATGACGATGAAGTAATAGCTGTCATCCAGGATCCCGAAGATATCCTGCACTTTTAACATGGGGAAAAGCCATGCCAGAACCAGAACAAAATACAGTAGATCTTCCCTCTGAAGGGCGATTCAGGTGAACATGAGGACTATAGCGCCAAAGTTCAAAAGCGCATAGATAAGTTAACCAAGAAAGCCCGTGAAGCGGAAAGACAGCAGCAGGCAGCGATTGCCTATGCTCAGGGTCTTCAGCAAGAAAACAGTACTCTGAAAGGCCGTGTCCATAACCTGGATGTTGGTTACGTGAGCGAATATGGAGATCGCATTAACTCTCAGACTGAAACAATTACTAGAGAAATGCAGGATGCCGTTGCCTCCGGAGATACTACCAAGCAAGTTGAACTAAATAAAAAACTTGCTCAATTAGCAATTGAAGAAGAACGGGTTCGAGCGGCCAAAGCAGAACAGACACGTATGCAGGAAGCCGCACAACATCCACAAGCGGCTCCTCCCGTACAACAGGCACCCCAAGTACCTGTACGACCGGATCCAAGAGCAGAATCATGGGCTTCAAAAAACAAATGGTTTGGAGAAGACGACGCCATGACTTTTGCAGCATTTGGTATTCACAGGACTTTGGTTGAAGAGGAAGGCTTTGACACTAGCACTACCGAATACTATGCTGAGATTGACAAAAGAGTTCGAGATGCTTTTCCGCACA